GGGCAAGTACGAATGGAGAACAGGTGCAGAGGGTGATGCCGCGGTGAGAACACTGAAGTCATTCATCACACCAGGTGCATTGAAAACACTATCTGATTTTGGAAAGAATCAATTGGGTTACAATGCCGTGTACAAGGAAGAGCTGACAAAATAATGTACATACTGTTTACAGGGGCACCGGGATCAAAATGGAGTAGTGTCGTTAAGAATATCTACTGGAGTGATGACATAGATCACACAGACTATTCAGAGGCTAGAACTTACTATCACGATGCTGATACCCCTGGACGCAGTCACTTGATGCACATCGGTGCATATTGGGATCCGGGCATGGAGTTTGAAAACACAGATTGGGATGGACCATTCAAAAGTAAAAGAGGGTTTGAGGGTGCAGACGAAATGTCAGGCAAGCGTATCATAAAATCACACACGTTCGCACATAGACTCAATCAATTAAAAGCACAGGACCGCACCATTGTGATGGTTTACAGGAATGATCATGAGTGTTTGGAATGGTGGAAACTGTGCGGAGAGTTCAACATCACGTACCCCAACTACCAACACTTCGAGAACTTGGACAAGATGTGGGAACACATTCAATCAGAGAACAAAGACATAATGCAGTTCGTCAAGGACAATAAAGAAAGAATTTACAAACCCAAGGACAATGTGGACCTTTGCAGGCTATTGGAAATAAGTTTCCCTAACAAAGGACGACTACACAATTACGCACAGAAAGGAATACAGGTGTATGTCTACAAGTAATTGGGAAGAAGCAAAAACAAGAAGCAACTATCATTTCAATAAGTGGCACCGAGACACGGACTGTGTCGAACACCTAGGCAAGTTCACAGGTGGATGGCAGACGGAACTACAAGCGGTCATGGAAGATGCCAAACCATTGAATTGGGGCAACCGTAGGGAAGGCACAGGCAGAGAAAATATCAACGTCAATGTAGAAGCAGAAGAGAATGATCTAAAGACAGCAGGCGCTGATCCCAAGATGACCATATACAGAGGACTGGCAGACTTCACCAAGTGCCCAGCACTGCAAAGGATGACAGACTACTTTGCAATGACTTCTACAAAATCTAAACTGCACATACAGTTCACAGGGGAGGTGTTGAACATGCACATAGACAAGTTGTATGATCTAGATGCCGACCCAAATAATGTTGTTCGTATAATGGTAATGTTGCAGGATTGGGAACCAGGACAGTTCATAATGTATGGTAACGAACAGTTCGACAGATGGAGGGCAGGTGACATACACAAATTTGATTGGCCAAACATTCCACATGCAACGGCAAACGCCAGCAATAAACCTAGACCCATGTTGGTAATCACAGGTGTAATGACAGACAAGACTAGAGAAGTACTATCAAAGCCGATCAAGAAAAAGGTTTGATCCGTTATACTTCTAATATATAATATCAGTACATGAACAAAAAAATATTTGCTAGACTTCTAGCGGACACACAGAATGATCTCACAAAAATAACACAACCATATATCTTGGAAACGTTCGGTGTGGATGTGAAAAGGTGCGACACACTAGAACAATATGCACAAAACATAGATGATGCCTGCCTACACAAATACTTCTCAAAGTATTGGCAAAATGACATGAAGAAGTGGAAATATTCTGGACTTGCACTGATCGAGGAAGTAAACAATCTTAAGCCAAGAGCAGTGTTAGATGTTGGGTGTGGATACAACGAATTCCGTGGCAAGATAGATAACCTCATCGGTATCGATCCTTACAATGACCTAGCAGACATAGAAGTCGGGACACTGGAATATAGAACGGATCAAAAGTTTGATGTAATATTATGTCTGGGGTCAGTGAACTTTGGCAACAGGGATAAGATCATAGCAGAGGTTGGTAGATGTGTAGATCTTTTGGCAGACGGGGGTACAATGTTCTTCAGGGTGAACCCAGGTGTGCAACACGACAAGCCCGAAGCAGATTGGATAGAGTTCTATGCTTGGAATGTTCCGTTCATAATAGAACTGTCTGAGATTTTCAATTTAAAAATCCTAGATATACGTGATGATAGCAATCAACGTAAGTATTTCATATATAGAAAACTAAAATAAGCAATACTGAACATAAATCAGTAGACTTTTGCTTTAATTGTGCTACAATAATGAGTAAATACCAGTAATGCAAAAACATACTAAAAGTTTATTAGAAGAATTGAGCTCAATGCCTCTTAAAAGAGACAAAGAAGAGGTCGTGGAGAGCCGTGCTTCTCACATACTGGAGTCAGCGATAAGACTAATGACATACATTAGAGAGAACTTCGATCAAGACACAGCATTCAAACTAGAAAAAAAATTCAATTCAGCACTTAAGAACATGGACGCATCCAAGTTCAGCAAAGGTGTTGCACGTATCAGAGAGAATAGAGACGTAAAAATCAACGTACTAAAAATCAAAGACGGCGAATACAAAGAGGACTAATCATGTTGATAGAAGATGTCCTAACAGAGTTTAAACGGACACACCTTGAACACATCGAAGACATAGTAATCACCGACGGCTACGAGGGCGGTAAGGCGGTGGTGGAATACTTCAGAGGACTACTACTAACACTCAAAGGATCAAGTTCAGAAGCAATGAGTGTGTCGGTCAAGTGGGACGGTGCTCCTGCTGTGGTGTGTGGTACGAACCCAGACAACGGTAAGTTCTTTGTGGGTACTAAATCGGTATTTGCACAGGCGGCCAAGATCAATTACACAAAGAAAGACATAGCAACTAATCACGGCACAGACCAGTTGGGACAGAAATTATTAAAGTGTCTTGTGCATTTAAAGAAACTCAATATACAAGGAGTTGTACAAGGTGATCTACTGTACACCGATGATGATATAACAAGAAAGAACATAGGCGGAAAGCCTCACTTAACATTTACACCCAACACAATAACATATGCGATTCCAGAAGGATCGGAGTTGTCAAAACAGATAGATAGAGCAAAACTAGGAATCATATTCCACACAACATACAACGGCGAAACACTTGCAGACATGACAGCATCAGGTGGAGCGGATGTGAGTTCGTTTGTCAAAAGCAATGATGTGTTCTTTGACAATGCCACATACAAAGATGTATCAGGCAGTGCTAAATTTACAGACGATGAAACCCAAAAGTTCTACAACAGCATTGAGAAACTGGAAACATTATTAAACAATGTGCCAAGAGACTTGTCAAGTGTACTAGGACAAAATACAGACTTCATTCCCATGTTTCAAATGTACATCAATGCAATGGTAAAGGAAGGACAGTTGCCAAGTGATGTGAATAAATTCTTGCAAGGCTTCCGTAAGTTTTACACAGACAGAATGCAACAACAAATGACAGGGCTGAAAGCACAAAAGGCCTTACAGTTGAGACAGGACAAGATGAAACAGATGCCTGTGTTCCTTAACAGAGCAAAGAAGCCATTACAGGCCATGCTTACATTCTACAAAGCGGTACAACAAATGAAAATGTTTGTGCTTAAAAAGATGAACCAGGCCATGGCCATCGGATCATTCCAACAGACGGACGGCGGCCTAGAGGTAACAGAACCAGAAGGTTTTGTTGCTGTTGACAAGTCGGGTGGTGCTGTTAAGTTGGTAGATAGATTAGGATTCTCAAGAAGAAACTTGACTGCTGTCAGCAAATTCAAGAAATAGATTCAAAGTTTTATTAATTTCTGTACCCAACTTCTCTTTATTAAAAAATGTATCAAAGTTGTACTGTCGCAATGACTGGCTTCGCAGATACATGTCTTTCCATTGAGCATCACGTAACCTATCACACACATCAACAATAGTGTTGATCCTGACGTCAGGATCCCTATCCAGGTCGTATGCCTCTTCGAAGTAGTTGTTGTATGTCTTGAATCCCATTTCTCTCAACTTCTGTAGGTATAGGTAATTGCCATGCACCACAAAAAACTGTTGAGCTATGATAGGCTTCCATATTTTCTCGGTCATGAACACATCGTTGTCGTTGTCGTTGGTCTCTGAAACAATGCTACAGGCAGTGTCGTTGTATGGCTTCTCAAATATGTCTTGATCCATTCCATACTGCGGATAGTCTGGTGCCCATGGCAATTCATATTCGGCAGGTAGTTTCCTGTCTGGCCATTTGGTGTACAAACTGTTTTCTAATATGCCTTTGTCTAACAATTTATTGTAAAGTTTTATTCTGTGTGCCCTGGTCATCTTGTTGAGATATAAGAAATCGTATTTTTTATCTGAGTGGTCAAATTTGAAAGTATTGTCCTTGTGTTTGTTGTACATGTAACACCAAAACCAACTGACCCCTCCTGTCCACTTTAAATGTTCTATTTCTATCTCTGGATGTTGTGGTGTGTTTTTTATGTTCTCCAGTGATTCCCATGGGTTTGATTTTATGAAGACAAAGCCCTGGCTGTGCAGTAGTTCGCAACGTCTTTTCAATTCTGCGTGGAACTCGGTGTTATCTTTCAATCTGTTGTTTGCTTGTCTAACATCTATTATGGCAAACCTACGATCATAAGAGTCGAGATCATAGTTGTGTAGACTGTAATACTCCCCGGTCATATCAAACTGTTGTTCCGTCAGAGTGTTCATATTAATAAACTGTTCCAGCTCAACATGATAACCTGTCTTCATGACGTCTGTTAGAATAAAATTTCGTTGCATATGCTCTATAAATACGTGTATGTTAACACCATTTTTAAAGTATGTATCTGAAGCAAAGGTCATTAGAAGACATAGTGACTTGGGTAGATATTCATTCCCAGAGGTCACAGAGAGGATATATCTAAGTTTCCTAGCACTGGCGTTGATGAGCCAACTCAAAGACACAAAGGACTTTACCAAAAGATATGCAGACCAGACAATGGCGAAAGGCACGTTCGATCAGGTGAGGATGGTCAACAACGACCTAGCCAACATGCTGGCCATAGTGTCAGGAGATCCGGACATCACGAAGAAACTAAAGAACAAGAATCAAGCACAGGCCATGAGGCAGAGACAGCCCGTACCAGTGATGGCTCTAAGGAGATACATGAGAAATTGGGCGGACCATTACAGGAATCTCACGCAACTGGAGAGAGCATTGAATGTGAACGATGCCAACTATCGTAACGTGAGGAGAGCTGTCGCCAATTATGTAAAACTGAATTCAAAACAACGTGACGATACAAACAAGAAACTTAATCAAATGTTACAATCAAAATTACCCAACACAGACATACAAAGAAAATTTAAGGAGTTATTATAATGATCAAATACATATGTGAGAAGTGCGGTTGCGAACAGCACTGCAAACGATCGTGTGCAGAATGCCAAGACTGCCCGGACTGTATCTGCAAAGACTGTGATGTCGGAAGATAGTTCCGGACTGTCCAACACAATAAGCCAAACACAGTTTGTTGCCTCAGAGGTAGAAGAATTTCAAAATCACAGGAAGCACGAGTTCTTTGTATTCGAGAAACGAAGTAAAGAATTTAAATGGTTAGATCACACAGAACATAACTCTAATTTTATACTCTATAAAAAAGCAATAGAATCTATCTCTTCGAATATTAATGCAGTAGACGTAGGTTCTAGGGATGGCGAGTTTTCGAGATACTTGACCTGGACTTTCGATCATGTGTACTGTTTTGATTATCGAGAACCATCTTTTTTTGCAAGGAATGTTGATGTTCAAAAAGTCACTCATTATAAAGTTGCACTGGGTAGAGAGTACGCACAAGAAATAGGCAGTGGCCGGAACAACTTCCGGAATCCTGTCTTCCATATCCCATATTGGCAGAGAATGAAAAACGACTCCACGTTTGATACAATCGCACCATTAGATAGTTTTAATCTGAAGAACGTTGGCCTAATTAAAATCGATGTCGATGGAATGGAACTGGAAGTACTTGAAGGTGCCATTAATACTATTAAAGAATACAAGCCAATCATAATCATAGAAGAACTGATGATGAACACAGGACGCATAAATCATGAGGGTGTGGCTTATCTTAAACAGCATGGATACACAGAGATATTCAAGCATAAGGGCAACGACATACACTCCGATTACATTTTACAGGCAAACGAGCATGGCATCAAATAAGAACAGTTATTGGGTGTTGTACGGGTCGCACACAGAACCTACTCACATGGAAGATGCTGGTGACGGACAAGCACTACAAAGAAACAACGCTCTCGAATATGTGAACAGTTGGCGTACCTGTCTTGACATAGGTAGCAACATAGGACAGTGGACTAGACCCCTCGCAAAGAAATTCAAAGAAGTTATCTGTTTCGAACCCAATCCTAATTTCAGAGAATGCTTTGAAAGAAATATAAGAAACACCAACGTGACTCTTTTTCCATATGGCTTGTCAGACAAAGAACATTCTGCACAACAAGACTTCAGTTCAACAGTTCTTAAAAACATAGATGGCGATATCAAATGCAGAACACTCGACAGTTTTCATTTAGGGAACGTTGACTTTGTTAAAATAGATGTGGACGGATTCGAAGTGCCATTGTTGAACGGTGCTAGGAAGACATTGACACATAACAGTCCTGTGATCAACATAGAAATGAAAAGAGACAAGAGGCCAGACATTGTTGCAAAATGTGAGTCTATATTGAGAGAACTAGGCTACAGGTTTGATAAATGTACGAAAAGTGACGAGATTTGGCTTAAATCGTAATATTACAGCATAATTTACCAAAATAATTTATAAATACTTGCAACTTGATTACAGAGTGTGATCAAAGTCATTTTAATCAGATAAAAGGAGGATTTAAACATGACAACTAAAGTAAACCCGGTAGCAACAACAGTACCAGCACAAATGATTGGTAAAGAATTCCAATTATTCACAGTTGATTACATCAACGCAGTAAACGGTTCAGCAGGACCAAACGGTGCTCAAAAAGCAGTGCTTGATACAATCATGCAAACAGCAACGATCATCGCGGCAGGACCATTAGGTAACTCAAACACAGAGCAAACTTTCATGACTGAAGGTGTTGACTCAGTAGTAGTTGCAACTTTACAAGCAGACATCAGAGCGTTAGGAACAGTCGATTCAGTGAACATTTCTACTGCAACTGTAACTGCAAAAGACTTAACAATCGCTGTATAATAATAGCAATTAATAAGTTTTTAGTAAAACATTTAAAAGGGTGGACATTAATTTGTTCACCCTTTTTTTTACGACTTAAATATCCTTATGCACGAGTATCATATCCACACCTTGGTTGATATAACCAACAACGGAAATCTGAAACAGCAGTTTCCCTTCAAGGCATCGTCGGGAGACGTGATACATGACAAGAACAGCCTGGCCATAGCACGTGATCAGAACTCAAACTTCAACACCATGCTACAACTTCTACAGATGAGGGGTAACATCACCTGGGAGAGCCATCCCGCGAAGATGGAACTGCCCAGTCTAGCCAATCACTGCTTTGGCGATTTCTACGAGGGAAAACAGACCACGTGGAACTTCCAGTTCTTTGTTGAGCAGTCAGGAGTATACGGCGATGTACAAGATCCAACGTCGTCCTTGCTGGAGGACTTCCATCAGGTACCTATAGTGAGTTTCTGCAAGGAGACTGCGACGTTTCCAAACAGCACTTTTGATACTGTTGGTACAAAAACTATAAACACGTACTTTTCGTACGCTGGCCCCACAGATAAATAATAGTACATTAAGGCACAAAATTAAAAACTAAGACATAAACTTTTAAGGCACACATAGGCAATGACTCAGGCTCATTTACAGGCTCTAATAACGGAGGTACGAATCCTCAAAAGAGATTTAAAAAGATATATGAGTACAACAGATTTAGAAAAACAGAACCTAGAAGCACACGTGGACCTTTGTTCAGAGAGATACAAAGGATTACATGATAGGCTTTCAGCGATCGAAGTTCGTCTGGGCAAGATGAACGAAGACATGTTAGTAGGGCAGAAATCATCAAAGACAACAATCATCATGACAGCAGGCACAGTCATCGCAGGACTACTTTCAACCATGGTAGTACTTTTGATGAAAATGCCGGTCTAATCCAACCCAAATTACCAAATATAATATATACAAGATATGTTCATACAGATTGCACCTCGGGTCAAAGTTTTTGTGACAGAGGACGACATGCAGTTCATCCAGTCTCACTGGAAAGAATCATTCCGTGGCAGTTCGCTTACACCAGAAGATCAAGACAGAGTCAAGAAGTTGTCAGACAAGGCCATATTCGTAAGGAAGAAACTTGACACCGACGTCCAATATGCTTTAAATAGAAAGATAAGGATGATTCGGAGTGAAAAGAAAAAATAAGTCAGAACTGGTAAAGCAGATAGAGGCCTATGGTCTCAAGGCCAAACTTGCGGACCTGGCACACAAGGAACAGGCACGTAGACCATTCCGACACTTACCCAAACAGTTCTCCAAAGGCATCCTGATAGGCAACATGGCGATCGTACCAAAGAAATGGTCAGGCACTAGGTATGTGTATGTGATAGCAGACATGTTGGAAGCAGTGGTGATACACGACGATATAAATCTTAAACAGACTGCAATACTAGTGGCACACCACCTAGCCGATGAAAAAAATGTGCCTTCCACCCTCCTAGAATTGGACACCAAATTTGCTTCACAACTGTTTGACATACAGAATGCCAAACGCATGATCAAAGAAGCACAGAAAGGCAAGGATGCCCAAGTAGAGGATGTTTATTGGGATAGGTTAGATGCCGCAAACCACCTAGCGGACGAATGCAAAGGCAGGATACAACAGATCTTTAGTGATACGTTCGGAGCGTAGAATATAAATAACAGTATGCAGAGCTTAGAACTTACAAAACCAGTTACAACTGAAAGTTTATTATCAGAATTTGAGTCAAGATTCAACCAGACAATGGATCTTTCAAAGTTCACTAAAGAAGATCTAGAAGACACAGCGAATCACGTGAGAACAAAGATACACGAGATCACACAGAACACACACTTCGGACAAGAATTAAAAGATGATTCATATCAAAAGAATCAAATGATGTTGGACATCATAAACCAAGCGATCACAGAAAAAAAACTTGCTGAGTATGGTGGGATGAACACAGATCCAGAAACAGGAAAAATGGTAGACAAAATTAAGAAAGCAGGTGGCATGAGTGATATTGAAAAAAAACAAGTGATAGGATCACTAGTCACAAAAGAAATGAGCAAGATGCCAAAGGGCACAGGCAAGATGGTAGCAAGTGAAGGTGTTGAAGAGCAATCAGAATTAATTTTAGCGGCCAAGGACATGATGGACAAGGTCACATCATTCTTGGAAGATCTAGCATCAATGAAGACAGAAGGCATGCTAGAACTATCAGACAGAATCAGAGACGAAATGGGAGCAGACAAGGCAGACGCTTTCCTACAAAAAATCCAACCAGCGATTGAACAGGCGGAAGCCACTTTAACGACAACTAGACAAGAGCTAGACAACGGTGTAAGAATATTGACCGGAGAAGAAGTAGCATCAGACCCTATGGGCGCCGATGACACGATGGACATGGACACACCAGACGCAGACTTAGATGATCTCGAAGCACCAGAGACAGATGAGTTTGGCGCCTCTGATGCCGAAGCGGGTGGAACAGAACCAGAAGGCAGAGAACAAAGAGAATCCAAAGAAGTGTTTGAAGCATCAAACAGATTGTTCAGTAAACTAGCAGGGAAGTAGTCCTGTGAGATTTTTCGAATTCAACAAAAGCGACACAGACCTAGAGTCAGCACTCATCAACGTCCTGTTGAACATGAAGGGCGACGCTGACGAGAAAGATCAAGCAACAGACATCAGCATGGACGCAGTCAAACAGATAATGAGCAACACAGGTTATCCAGCATTCAACTACGATGTGTTCAAAAGAATCTATGATGCCGATGGTGATCTACAGAATGTTGTTGCAGACTTTGACAACGAAAAGATTGTTATCAAGACAGACCAGGAAGCAGAGAAAGATCCTGCGATGGACTACGACGACCAAGGTAGCACAGATGTTGTCAAGAAGATGGCCAAGTCAGCCATGAATAGAAGAAAGTAGTTACAAGTCTTTTACCAATTTCCACATTTGAGGATATATTTTAGTCCAGTCAGTGCCACGCCTACGATCCAATTCGTTAAGGTATATCTTGAACTGTTTCATTCTTATTGGACTAGGGGTTTCTGCTGAGAACTCCATCACGTTTCCTTGCATAAATTTTTTGTGATTTACTTTTACAGAGTCTGGATGTCCGTTTGTGTTGACGTCAAAAAGTTCAATTGCTTCGCTTAATCCCCAGTCGTTTATCTTTGAGCCAAATATTCCTGGATACAGATAAGGTCTGTGATCTACATCTTTATTGGCCGCTTTGGTCATGCTCCAATAGATAGGTTTGATCTTGCTACATTCATTGATGTATTTTGCTAACGCAGGCATTCCGGGAACTGCGGTCACAGTCAAAGCACTGTTGATGCCCTGTTCTATATCTGTGTTGTGTAGAATATGTTCAAAGTTTTTTATTGCAACTTTCAAATCTAAACCTGTACGAACATACTCGCCCTCTGGTCCTAGTGCATCACAACTGAAGAAGATCTGTATCTTGTCCAGTCTATTCGATTTCTTTAATACATCTAGCCTATCCATCCACTTCTTGAATCGTTCATGATCCATGTTGTGATTGCTAAAGAACACAAGGGTAAGATCAGGATAGTTGCCTTTCTCTAGGAATTCTATAAATCTAAATGTTTCTTTCTGTAGGAATGGTTCTCCACCCAACACAATAATCTTGTGCAATTTGTGTAGGTGCTTTTCAAACCAATTGAAAAGTAATTCCGTGTGTTTCTCTATGTCAGGATTCTTTTTCCAAGTGTCACGTAGCCTTACACCTTCTTGATTGAAATCTCCAAATCTTTTCTCTTCTTGTTGTATGGTCGAGCTGTAATGAGCATCACAATATATGCAGGCCTGCTGACAGGTGTTCCCCCAATACACTTCTAAGATCCTGGGAGTGACTTCTACCGCTTCTGGATCAGTTTCTAATTCTGGTGGTGCTGTCGTGCCTTCCATTTCGAGGTGTATAGTCCTGTCTGACTCGCCGCCTGCTTGTTCGATGTGTTTACAGTGTTCACACCCATTGCCAGGCCATTCCCCACGTAGCATCTTCCTTCTGTCTTCTATTTTGTTTGGTGTGTTGTGGAAGTTGAGCTCACCGTTGTCGGTGATGTAATTGCCGAATCCTGCCTTGTGGCAACTGGCACTGGTGGCATCCGTGAGGTATATGGTGCTCTGCGTCCACTTCAATTGGCATGCCAAACCCTTACCGGCAAGTGGAAAACGTTTTGGTGGTTGTTTTGATATTCCCATTGTTATGCAAACAATTTAGAATACTCCGGAAATGTATCACTAAATTTTTCGCTCCTTACTTGATCTATTTTATTGTTGAACTCCATAAATGAATGCTGTAACTGTTCGTGATCGTTGGGCGTGGTTGCCAACCATTTTTTAATTTTAGTAAATTCTTTAACCCAGTTGTCATCATTCTTGTAGAGTGATAATTTTTTAACCACGGCATCCTTAATTTTTTTTGGTAGATATCTAACATCGTTCCAGGGTTTGTCATCACACCAGACTCCTGTTGCCGTTATTCCCAATTTTTTGAAGAAGTCGTAGTTTTCCTCGTAGTGGTAAATGTTCCATGGAGTTATGGTTGCCCTCACACTGATATTGACATTGTTGTATTTCTTGCAGTCATCCATGTATTTTTTGAGATTGTCTATTATGTCTTCCCATTTGCTTCCATACCTTATGTAGTCATTCTTTTCACCTATGCCGTCGATGCTGAAACCTATGTGAGCACTTTTGAACTTGCTAAATTTTTCAACTAGGTCTTCCTTGTACACCATTCCGTTGGTGTGTACGTTAAACATCTTCTGCTTGGCCGTGGTGCTGGCGATCGCTTGGTCCAGTGTTTTCCAAAACAAAGGTATTATCATAGGTTCTCCGCCATACATGTCCCAGAAAATGATATTGTCTTCCCACTCGGCCCATCTCTTCTCAAGCAATTTATTGTTTGTGTATGCAGTTTTATGTCTTGTAAAAAATTCTAAATATTCTTTAAATGTTTTACCTTGATCATCCAGGGCGTAGTCTGTCTTATACCATAGACTGCTGGTGTGTGCATTACAACTCCTACAGGCATTGTTACATAAGTTGCCAGGTTTAACAATCATAATTCTAGGTTGTGCATCCAAAACCTCTACCTTATCAAGCTCTTTGTTGAAATGCTGTCTTGTTGATTCTATGTTGGCGTCTTCACAGTCCCAACACTGTTGGCAGGCAGGGTTCCGTATATCATTGGCATGATCCTCCAGTAATTGTTTACGATGATTACTATGCCATATTTCTTTTAGATCATTGTTTAAGACATTGTATTTTTTTTTGTCTTCGTCCTGAAGATAATAACCTATATTTTGATTGCATGGTTGCACCATTCCACTCATGTCAAAGTTTAATCCAAGTTTCAACAGTTTACATTCTATCGACATAGTTATATTTACTTGACCCCACAGGCGTGGTAACAACCTCTTAATCTTTTGTCTCCACCATTGATTCCGTTCTCGAGATCTTTGAAAAAATCTCCCTCTAAAATATCTTTCAGATCTGTATGATGCAAATTTATCTTGTTGTAGTCTTTTATTATCTGTTTGGGTTCATTCCTTTCGACATCTCCCAATATACAGCAAGGACTTACGTAACCATTTGCACGTAGATAGATTTCACGTTTATCAGGCTGACAGGCCAGACACATTATTTTCCTTGTTAGGAAATTATCTTTTTCTTGTTTTTCTTCTGTTACAAAAACATTCTTACTTTTGGTCCAGTCGTCGTCCTTGATAAAATCTTCTTTTTGCTCGACAGGTTTTTCGATGACATACCCGTCTACTTCCAGTGAGGTTATGTCTCTGTATTGACCATCACTGTTGAAGTCCTGCCAACGTTCACTAAAGGTGTGATCAAATGACTTGAATCCCAACTCCGTAGACAGTGCCTTTGCTTCATCTACCTGGTGCTGGTTGTGTTTGAAAACAAGTAGATCCCACTTGGCATGGCCGCCGTTGTTAATGAAAGTTTTAACGTTTTCCATTAGACTGTCCCACTTGACATTCCTACGATATAGATGATTAGTATCTTCCAACCCATCTATGCCAAAAGTAATGATAACATTAAGTTCCGCCAATGCTTTCCAAAAATCTTTGTTCCTCGCCCCACCGTTTGTGTACATTGAGATCTCCATGCTAGGATTTATTTCTCGAAGGTATTTGAATATATCAACGGTCTCCGGGTTCATAGAAGCGTCACCATAGGTGCCCTGACATGTCCATTCTTTCAATTTGGAAATAATTTCTCCACCAATCTTTTGCTTGACAAATTCTAAGGTAGTGTGATGAGTATTGGTAATGCCTTTAATAAGTTTTAGGTCCCAATCGAATCTATTACACATTGGACAGGCCGCGTTGCAATAGTCGGTCATTTCTGCCATGATGTGGGTTAGATTATCAGTTGTGATATATGACATTATAATGTATAATTATGCTTATGAAGATACCTGAAGATGTTTTAAAGACTAAAGGAATAACGTATTACCAGAAGTATCCGTATGGAGAACTGTCCAGGGTCACCAAGAATCACAAGAGACACTACGAGACACCAGACGGAAGAGCGGTGCCCAGTGTTACCACGGTGTTGAGTGCTACCAAGGACATGACACATCTACACGCATGGCGTAAGAGGATTGGTGTACAAAAAGCACAACAGATAACAACAGAGAGTGCCAACATAGGAACAGTTATGCACAACTCCCTAGAGAAACATGTTAAAGGTGTTGATAGAACACCTGGTTCAAATCTCATACAACAGAAAGCACACACAATGGCCAATGTCATAATAGACAATGGACTAAAAGATGTTTCAGAGGTGTGGGGATCAGAAGTATCTCTTTACTATCCTGAACTGTACGCAGGAACCACAG